TTACTGCCCCCCGACAACCGGAACTACTGAAATTTTTCTGTTGTACCTGGCTGTTTGCGATGCATTTTTGTGACCCGATATTTCCTGTTTCTCGTTAAGCGTTCCATCCAAATCAGATATCCCTTTTGCTTTTAGATCATGGAATGTGAACTGAAAGTCTAAGTCGGTATTTTTCTCAGCCGCTAACTTTTTTGCTTTCATCCACTGAGCATTGAAGGCATCTCTCGTATACCTGGATCCTGATTGCTGGTGGATAACATAAATACTGTTCATTCCAGGATTTAATCCAATCAGACTGGCCATATCTACAGCTTTTCTCAGGCGATCTGTCCAAGCCTTGATCTGAGTTACCGAGGTCTTGCTTTGCTGAATAAGAATCCCTTGCTCTGTTAACTGACTCTTTTTAAGTTCAAGAATATCCCCTTGGCGAGCGCAACATAAATACGCTAACTCCATAGCGATTTTTACTGGTACGGGTGCGACATCGTAGAGCTTTTGATATTCAAGGTCCGTTATGTAACGAGTTCTGGCCTGTTCTTTGAACTGCTTCACCCCCTGACATGGGTTCAGTTTTACTTTACCCCTCTCATATGCCCACCTGAAGACCCGAGACATAAATGCTTTTTCCCTGTTCGCTTGGACTCTGCTTTTTACCCCTCGCTTGTCCATATATTTACGAACATGCTCAGGTTTAATATTGTCCGGCTTCATTTTTCCAAAAACTATATTTACCTTTGAATAATATTTTGTGTAGTCCTTCCGTGTTTCTGATGCCAGCTCATGAAAATCACCCGAATTAAAAAATTCCTGACATAGTGCCGAGAAATTACTTCCAGCCTTTATTTCATTGATGAAGCGTTCATATTCCGCCCAAACCTGAGATTTAGATAAGTCGGCGTTGCACAATCTAATTGTCCGGCCATCTGGTGAGCGGAATTCATAAGCAGATTTACCTCTCCTGACACGAGGAGGCATCCAGTTATCATCTTTGTTTTTGCGAGATCGAGACATCACATACCCTTAAAGTTTGGTTCCTCTTCTTCGGGGTTAACCGGTCTTTCGCGTAGCCCTATTGGATTGGAAACATGTTCCCATGTAAGTCCTGGCCTGCCATCCTTACGAGGAATAAAGAAAACCCCGCATTCTTTTAGCGCTTTGCATTGTAGGGAAGGGCGGCGATAACCGGTTAATGTATAAAGATCCTCGGAAGTGAGAAACTGTGATTTTTCGCTCATGGTTAATCCTCCACACCGGCTGCACCCGGTTATTTATCTTCTGTTGCTGGTGACTTTAGTGTTGCGACTATCAGCGCTTCGAGTGGTTTAGTCATTGCTGGCCTCGGCTTTAACAAAAATAATCCAGTGGGTTTTATCGTTCTTGCCAGTGCGCTGCCGGATAATTGGTTTCTCATCTGTCAGAGCCAGAATCTGGCTAACCGGCACCTGAGTTTCATTCCATTTGAATATGAGAACGCCTTGTGGCCGCAACACCCGAAACGCCTCTTTGAACCCGGTACGCAGGTCATCACGCCAAGTATCTTTGTTAAGGCGTCCGTACTTTTTTCCCATCCAGGCATTGTCGCCAACACGTTCAAGGTGAGGCGGGTCGAACACAACAACCGGGAAATAATCATCTGCGAACGGCAGCGCGCGGAAGTCAGCAATTACATCCGGGCTGATAACCAGTTTGCGCCCGTCACACAGTGTGTGTTCTTCTGCACGGATATCACTAAACACAGCGCGTTCATCCTGTTTATCGAACCAGAACATGCGAGAGCCGCAGCACATGTCGAGGATTGATGGCAGCGCTTCGGTGTTATTGCTCATGGCGCAGATCCCCCTGGCGTTTTTTTAACGCTTCTTTGTAGCTGGCTTTTGCTGTTTTCTTTGTTTTGCACCATTCACCGGAAATATCTGTGCTGTAGTCCCAGCAACGGCGCAGCATGCGAATTTTTCCATTGAAATATTCGAACTCTGGTAAGTTGATCCCCAGCCATTCGCCAAAACAGTGGCCAGAATCAGCATCCAAGAACTCTTGGTAATTGCACTTTGCCTGGTATTGACGGGCGTTTATTTTTGGCGGCTCATAATCAACAACTTCGCCATACTCGATACCATCAGTTGGGTGATAACGTTCAGGCGCTGAGTGCGGCGCGGTGTCTAGAGCAATGCCGATGTAATGCCCAAAGTCCTTAGTGATTGTTCCTGTATAACCGTAAGCAACAACACGGCGACCGACACAAGCATTAACACCGTAATGCTGGTTCACATACTCGAAATTCTCGCTCATGACTTCGCACTCCCGAAAATTTGATGAACCTGGTAGCCCTGCCAGTTCTGGCGGCAAACCTCTGTGATAGCGGGTGTAACCGGTTTACGCCGCGGCTCTGTTTTCCGGTGACAGATACGACTTTCCCAGTTAGGGGTTAACTTGAGCTCCCGGCGCCCTTCAGCTTCGCAATGAGAAATAATTTCTCTGCGTAACAGGTGCGCAAGAATGTTCCAGGTGGATTTATTACTCCGCCCCAAGGCTCTCGCCAATTGACGGCCAGATGCCGTTTTATGCTCCAAGAGGAACGCAATTACCTTTTGCTGGTTTTCACTGTTCATAATCCAGCCTCCTTGCGCAGTTCCTGTGCGAATGCAGACGCCTCAACGGCTTCAGCACCTTGGGCGCGAATCTCTGCCAGATAAGCGTCAGTGGCTGGGGTTTTCAGTTCTTTAATAGCCTCATCTACCATGACCTTTATAGGGGCCGGGTATTTATTGCGATTGCCCGTTGATGCCAGAAACCCGCGCTTAATAGAGGCATTATGGTAGCCGGCACTGAACAGATCCTTGCATGTCTCGAGTGCATTTATAGCCAGGATCTCACGGCTTAATTTAAGTTGGGTATTTTCAGCTAGCAGCGCGTCACGCTCATGCGTTAGATCTGCAGTAAGCTTGCATAGCTGGGTGTCTGTAAGTTTTTTTAGGCTGACTGACATGCTGACACCTCATCCAGTTTTTGCTGTAATTCATCACGTTCTTTTGTTGCCTGACGAACGGCGACAAGAGCGCAATCAAGACGGTTTAATGATTCAATTGCAATATAATCCGGTAGTGGGGTTCCTGACCCTTTTTGCAGATAGAATCTTGCTACCTCAATTAATTCGCTGGTGGGTACATCAACTAATTGCGTCATATAGTTCTCCACTAAATAATAAATACCACTGCACTGGCGCCGAATTTCGGGTGTAAAAATCCTCCAATCCATTACGGATTGTTTTCAAAATTTAATCTCAAGATATTAATTCTTTGATTGTGGCGGTGGTGCCTCCACCTGTCCGGTCGGCTAGTTCGGGCGACGATTTATACTATTTAAAACATGTTCTATTCATCATGGTTTATGTTTCGCCTCGCCGCGTGCAGCTGAGCCGCATTACCACAACAGTAGGCACCGTCCATTTGCGTTTAACTGCCAACCACATTAGTGAGAGGGAGTTTTGAACGATGCCTGCTGTTGTGTCCTGTTAAAAAGCTGGTGGCTACCTGGAATAAGGTCAAGTAGTCACCAGAACAGGGTCACGAGTTTACACTTACCATCAGCGGCTGTTTTATGTCTTCCAGACTGCTTTCTGATGAATAAAATATTAGCAAACTTACATTTTTGGTCAAGATTTTTTTGTAAGAATGCTTACTTTTATTTTTTGGTAACAAAAAAACCCGCATGCAGCGGGCTTTTATATCGAGGCAGGATTAAAGGTCTATGATGATTTGTTTAACTACACCAATCAGGTTTGTATCCTGGTTGACTTCAATTGGCTTGAACGCAGTATTCAAAGGAATTAAGTAAGAGTATGGAGGGTCAATAGCCAATTTCTTCAAGGTCGCTTCCCCACCGGCTACAGTCTGTGCAACGACTATTTTTCCATTGGCTTCATCTACGAAACCATATTCTGGTTCAACTATCACTATAGAGCCATCAGGGATGCTAATTTCATGATTTGATGTCATTGAATGGCCTTTCACCCGTAGTGCAAAAGCCGAATCAGAGAGTTTGCGAGTTGTTTTAACCATCTCATTGCTTGGATCACCGATAACTTCAGTCCAGCTACCAGCCTGAACCCAAGATATTACAGGCACTTGCCGGGATGATATTAAATGGATGTTTATCCCATTCTCAATATCGCCAGACCCAAAGATTAACCACTCAGGGGAGCATTGTAGGCATCTGCATACTAAAACCAGATTCTCGCCAGATAATTTAGTTTGGTCATTTTCCCACTGAGTAACAGCAGATGCACTGACGCGCGAACTCTCAGCAACATCACGCTGCGTAAGTTTCTTTTGTTTACGTCTGAATCTTAGTCTGCTGCCAACGGTATCCATAAACCCCCCTTTATTTCATGTTAGCAATCTTACATTTTATTGACGTAAGTATGCTGTCATTGTACGATGTAAGTATGCTAACTATTTGGAGGTGTCCCATGCTAAAAACTAACGTCGTCGAGTATTACGGCGGCATTTCAAAAACAGCAATTGCATTAGGTTTGACTCACAGCGCTGTTTGTCAGTGGGGTTCAGTAATCCCTGAGAGACAAGCATTAAAAATTGAAAAGATAACGGACAAAGCTCTGAAGTATGACGCCAGTTTTTATCAAAAGAATAACCCCCATGCCCGTAACTCATAACTACCAGGAGAAAAGGAAATGGTAGACACAATCAACGAAGCGATAAGGGAAATGTGTAAGGCACATCCATCTGGAAAACCCGGTATGGCTGCTGCTCTCGGCATGTCCGTTGATGTATTTAACAATCACGCTTACCGCAAGTGTGGATCTCGTTTTTTTACTCTCGATGAACTGGAGCTGATGCAGGAGTTATCCGGTACCGCGTTTTTTGCTGAGTATTCGGCATCAAGAGTTAAGCGGCTGCTGGTGGATATTCCGTCACTGGATGATTTGGATAACGTCTGTCTCTATCAAAACGAGATGAAGATTGCGGTCGCTCAGGGTGAGTTTTCAATCGCAAAAATACAGGCCATTGCTGATGGTGTTGTTGATAGACATGAAAGCAGGGACATAACGAACAAATTCAAAAGTTACTTGCGTTACAGCATGCAGGGTTTCTTTGGATTCATGGCGTTGAATGGCGTGGTTGATCACGCGGTTGATACGTTTGTGTGCCAGAGAAAGAGTGACGCCCGCGAGTGTGCAGCTCCGGGCGTCGTGGCGAATGAGTCTTTTGTGGAGAACTAATACGCATGAACAGTGTAAACCGATTCAGACCAGCAACGCAATTCAGATGCTGCCCGTTAGTGGGTAAATCCCCGTTCGGCTATGAGCAGAGATTACGCACAGGTGCTGATGCTGACAACTACCAGAGTCAGGCAGATCTGGTAGGGGTGATTCAACGTGCATTTGCGGAAATGAATGCTGAGGGGCTGGTGGCGTGGAAAAGCTTGACCGGTACTACATCGACTGGCGAGGGCGAACAGTCCACGTTATCGGATATGACAGAGAAAAACAGAGGGTCATATTCCGCGAGCCTGGCTACGAACACGACTGTGCATTGCCACTTGAGCAATTCCAGCAGAAATACACGCGGGTGGGTAAATGAGCACTAAATTGATGTCGTATGTCTGGGATGCGTGTGCGGCATCCGGCATGAAACTATCCAGTGTGGCGATTATGGTTCGTCTGGCTGATTTTAGTAGTGACGAAGGGGTTTGCTGGCCCTCAATTGAAACTATTGCGCGGCAGATCGGAGCAGGGGAAAGCACTGTCAGAACTGCTATCGGCAAGCTCGAGAGTGAAGGTTGGTTGACTCGTACACAGCGGCGTAAGGGTAATCGTAACGCCTCAAATGTTTATCGTCTAAACGTAGGAAAACTTCGGACGCTTGCTTTATTTCACCTGTCAGAATCTGACGCCTCAAAATTCGACGGGTCAGAATTCGACGCCTCAGAATTTGAGGCATCAAAATCCAGCAAGAAAGCAGATTCTCACCCGTCAGAATCTGGGGGGGATCCGTCAGTAAAATCAACACAAGATCCATCATATAAAAAACCTGTTGGTCAGTTTCCCGAGGAAACCGACGAGCAATCGAAAGATTCTCTGAAAATCAATTACGACCAGGTGCTGGAAGTATTCCACGCAACACTGCTCGAACTGCCAAAAGTTCTGAAGCTGACCGATAAACGCCGCAAGGTGCTGCGCAAGCTCTGGAAAGATTACGAACTGACGGAAGAGCGCTGGGGAGCGTACCTGCGTTATATCGCCAAAAAATGCCGCTGGATGCTGGAAGACCGCCCGGATACGTCAACAGGCAAGACATGGCGCAAAAAGGATTTTGACTACCTGATCACCGAAGAGTGTTACCTCAAGGTCAAGGAGGAACGCGCTAACGATCTGCCAAGAGTTGCTCGGGTAGACACCTCAGCGCGTGACGCGGCGTTTGTGAGCCTGGTTGCTCAGAACCGCAAACCATCAAACCGTATTGAAGAAATAGCGAAAGCAGCAGCTGGCAAAGCGGCCTTGGGACGAATGAACGAAATCATGGCGCGGAGTGCCTGGAAATCAATTTGGACTCAGGCTGTTGCTCAGGCCAGCGAAGAAGATTTAGCGAGGATTGCATCATGAAATCTCCAGTACAGGATCGGGTCATAAATTTCATCAGTACGCACCCCGGTACACGGATTGGTGAAATCATCGAGGCATTGTCAGAAATTGACCGCTCGTCTATTTCATCAGCATTGACTCGCATGACCAAACAGGGGCGCCTGATTCGCATGACGGGCAGGAACCAGCAGTTTACATACAGAGTTGCCCGCAATGAGCCAATACCTCAGATACCTGAAAAGACTGAGATACCTCAACCACCAGCAGCACCATTCGTATCGAAACAGCAGGTAATCAGCCAAGACGAGTGGAACCGCCGACTTGAGCAGATAAAGGAGCTGATAGCGAAAGGCTTACATCGCCGTGCATCACGTTTATCGCTGGAGTTGTTGGATGTTACTGGTGATGCCCGTCTACGGGACCAGTTAATTATGTTTAAAGCTGGCACCTGCCGCCTGGGGGTTTGGCTATGAGATACGGATCTGTTTGTAGTGGCATTGAGGCCGCAAGCGTTGCGTGGGAATCGTTAGGCTGGAAAGCTGCCTGGTTCTCTGAAATAGAGAAATTTCCCTCTACTGTTTTAGCCAGTCACTGGCCTGATGTCGAAAACCTCGGCGACATGACAAAGATTGCTACCGCGGTAAAAGCCGGGGCAGTCGAAGCGCCAGATGTTTTAGTTGGTGGTACGCCGTGCCAGGCATTTAGCGTAGCCGGACTACGTAATGGTCTTTCTGATGCCCGCGGGCAATTAACCCTTTCATATGTGGAATTAGCTGATGCAATTGATGGCAAGCGCCGCGAGCGTGGAGAAGAAGAAGCGATCATCGTCTGGGAAAACGTCCCAGGTGTCCTCAACACAAAAGACAACGCCTTCGGCTGCTTTATTGGCGCACTTGCCGGAGAAGATTGCGAATTGCAGCCATCAGGGGAGAAATGGACAAACTCTGGTTGTGTGTATGGATCATCGCGTATTGTCGCCTGGCGAACCCTTGACGCTCAATTTTTCGGAGTGGCACAACGACGCCGCCGTGTGTTCGTTGTCGCAAGTGCTCGAAAAGGATTCGATCCCGCCGCGGTACTTTTTGAGTTCGAAAGCGTGCGCCGGGATACTCCGCCGAGCAGAGGCCAGAAAGCGGCAGTTACCGCCATTACTGGAAAACGCACTGAAAGCGGTAGTCACTGGGACAATCCAATAAATCCGCATCCAACGCTGAACCAGTCCCACAACACTGGCGGTATTGGCGCCAGTAACCAGGAGATTTTCAGCCAGCGCGGTTCGGGTCTTGTCCCAGATGGAAGGGCAAGTGATAGAAGCAATGACCGAATTCAAGAAGGGCATTTAGTCGGGACAATTTCAGCCTTTTCGTTTATTGGTGGTCCGGGTGGTAGACCCGAAGGTGCTGCCGCAGGTCATTTCATACCCGTAGCATTTGGTGGTGGCAATACCAGTGGTAACATCGATATTGCTACAACATGTACAGCGCATGGAAGCCGTCTTGATTTTGATACCGAGACATTTGTGGCGTCATTTGCTGGTGGAGGAAAACCGGATCAAGGTTATCCAGCTATCGCTATTGCTGGAAACACTATCGGCCGTTCGCCTAGCAATGGTGGAAATGGAGCAGGGTTCCATGAGGAATTAAGTTACACGCTAACTAAAACTGACCAGCATGGCGTTATGCGTGATATGCAAGTTCGACGCCTCACGCCGATAGAGTGTGAACGCCTGCAGGGATTCCCTGATAACCACACGAAAATCAGCTGGCGTGGAAAAGATGCTGCTGAATGTCCAGACGGGCCACGCTATAAAGCTATTGGTAATAGCATGGCTGTACCGGTCATGCGCTGGCTGGGTGAGCAAATTACAGCCGCTTTGCCATTGCCTGAGCGTAAGACTATCCAGCGCCCATTCTTCAAGTGGGCTGGTGGTAAATTCTCTGCGTTAAGCGAATTATTCGTACACATCCCGCCAGGACTACGACTGATCGAGCCATTTGTGGGCGGCGGATCCGTATTCCTCAACTCTGACCGGCACAGCAATTATCTTTTGGCTGATGTAAATAGTGACCTGATCTCTGTGTATCAGATGCTCAGTGCTGCGCCAGACGAGGTTATCGCTGGTGCAAAAATGTTGTTTGAGAGGATGAACACGGAAGAAGACTTTTACGCTATCCGGACAGAATTCAATAACCATTGTTTTGACGGTATTGAGAGAGCCGCAGCGTTTATCTATCTGAACCGGCACTGCTTCAATGGACTGATGCGTTACAACCAGCAGCATCAATTCAATGTTGGTTACGGCAAGTATAAGGCGCCTTATTTCCCAGAAGCAGAGCTGCGCAAATTCGCTGATATGTCGCATAACTGCGTTTTCCTCAATGCTGAGTTTTCCCGTACCCTGGCACTGGCCGGGGAGGCCGATGTAGTTTATTGCGATCCCCCATATGAGCCAATGCCTGACGCTAATGGATTCACTGGTTACGCAGCTGGTGGTTTTAACTGGGATGCCCAGGAGAAATTAGTGAAGTGCTGTGTCGCTGCCCACCAGCGTGGCGCCACGGTGATTATTTCTAATTCAGGATCCCCTCGCATTGCCGAACTGTATCAACAGCGCGGCTTTACCCTTCACTCAATCAATGGGCGCCGTAGCATCTCATGCAAAGGCGATCGCGCCCGGGCGTCTGACATTCTTGCGGTGCTCCGATGAAACTAAACCTGCCATTCCCACCAAGCGTGAATACTGACTGGAGAGTCCCTAACAAGGAGCCGTTATGGGCTGAGTACCTAACGACTGAGGGGGCGGAGTGAGAGCGCTACTTACCCCTATTGTTATCCACCAGCTAGACCAGGTGATATTGAAGCCCGGTCGTGACCTGTTGCCAATATTTTTGTCTGGGCGCCGGGTTCTGGTTGAGTTAGAGCCTGCTGATATGTTGGCTCTGCCATCTGGTGCTGTTCCCGCCGCTCGTCAGCCGCTGGCAGAGGATCCGCTATTGGTGCCATTTTTTACTGATGAACGAGTGATTCTGGCTGCTGGTGGCATAAGCTCCCTCGAAAGCTGGTTACTAAAGCGGATTAAACACTGTCAGTGGCCACACGCTGACTATCATCACCGTGAGATAGTAACAATGCGCCACGAGCCGGGCGCTATTGCACTCTGCTGGTCCTGTGATAACAAGCTACGTGACCATTTCACCAGCCAGCTGGGGGATATAGCCCGGAAAAATGTCATTGAGTGGGTGATATTCAGCATATTGACCACTCTAGGCTATAACTCAGAGCGGGTATTATCAGTGGCTGAGATTTGCTGGTGGGCAATATACCAGGGCATACCTGATACCATTACCGAATCGCTGGCTCGGCAGGCTCTGAGAATACCAGTAGAAGTGCATAAGAGTGTGCAAAAGGAATCTGACACAAGGCCATCAATCCCATCGACCAAGCTGTTATGTGACCGTGCGGATCCCTACATCAATCGTGAGTCGCCAGCCCCACTAACTAAACCAGTTGTCACCCTGGCTGTTGACCCGGAATCACCACAAACGCTATTTGCCCGGCCTAAACGTATCCGGTGGGAGAACCCCAAATATCTGCAATGGGTTAAGACTCAGCCTTGCCAGTGCTGCAACCAGCCAGCTGATGACCCTCATCACTTAATAGGTTGGGGGCAGGGTGGAATGGGTATTAAAGCGCACGACATCCTGACAATCCCACTATGTAGAAAGCACCACGATGAATTGCACCGGGATCCAAAGGTATTTGAGCAGAAATACGGCACACAGCCAGAAATGATAATCAGATTGCTGGACCGGGCCTACGCGCTTGGCGTTCTGGCGTAAGGAGAAACTATGCGTGATATGTATGATGTTCTAGAGCGTTGGGGTGCTTGGGCAGCTTCAGATAATAGCGGTGTTGACTGGCAACCTATTGCTGCAGGTTTTAAGGGGCTAATCCCTCATGGAAAGAAATCACGAATTCAGTGTGACGATGATGAAGGCATATTGATTGATGGCTGTATAGCAAGACTGAAAAAATATAGACCAGAAGAACATGAGTTAGTCATTGCCCATTTTGTTAGAGGTATATCACTACGTGTTATTGCAAAAAAGCGTAAGCGCTCAGATGGCACAATCAGGAAAGAATTACAAACTGCCTTAGGTTTTATTGAGGGGGTTTTTTCTGCTTTTGATTAAATTTAAAGAAGGCCAATGTAAAGGCCTTCTTTTTAAAACTGCTTAATTTTATCTTGGTACGTATTAACTTCGGCGCATCTTTTTTTAACTGTTTCAATATTATTTACAATGGTTTCGGCATGTTGGATATATATATCATGAGATTTTTTAAGTTTGTACTTCCCTTTTTTCCTTTCTTTTTTCATTCCTATGTCTATAAGTAGTTGCTCACAATTTGATAATTTTTCAAATTCAATTGGTTTTTGTTCATTTTTAAATATATAATGAGATTCATCGAATGTTGCAACAATCCATGTCTCAGTTGAGAACGATGGAAGCAGCAAAACTAAATTTGGATCCGTGTTTATCATTCCTATCTTTGATAAGATTGAATCTTCGCAATATTTGCGTCTAGAGTTCTCTGTAATATCAAATCTATCCGGGAGGTTGGTTAACTCATGGGCAATATCAGTATCCATTTGTATGATTAATCCATCAGCGTTTCCAAGTTGTAGCAATGCTCTCCAGTTTTTTCTTTTGACACTATGTCTGATAGTTTCAGGGAGTTTATCTAGGTCTTCTTGTTTTTTATCGCCATAAAGACCACACCATCTCATCACACCCGTCCAGCCGTGTCTTTCCCAGCAACCGGTTCCATCTTGTTGAGGTGAAATATGCCGCACCTCAACAGTTTTTCCTGTTTGCTTACAAATTTCCTCTGTTACTCTTTTGATTATTGGAATATCAGAGGGCCCCTCACATACAAGAAGAAAAATTAGTTTTTTACCCACTATCAAAACTCCGTTGGCATTCCACCTATAGCTCCAGAGAGCCAGATTTCAGATAATTTCATCCCATAGAACTCATCTTCCCACCTTTCTCTAGTCATTCCTTTTGGTGGCGATACTCTTGTAAATATACTTTGTCCATCGCTCGATCGTGAAGCTACAATTAATCTGTGATCGTCATTAAATAAATCTATTGCATCTAAAGTGCTAGGGTTGTGTGTGGTGAAAAATATCTGTTTTTTACAATGGTTATCATTGTTTAGTATAGTAACAATTTTCTCCATTAATTTTCTAACAAGTCCTGGATTAAGAGCATTGTCAACATTGTCTAATGCAAATATATTAGGTGATTCTTTGTGTGCTATTAATACTAAAACAAATAGAATAAAAAGTGCACCCTCGCTAACGTCATATGCATAGAGATCATTGAAATTTGATTTCATATACATATCTTTATATTTTACAACTCGACGACCTAAATTAACATGTTCAGAAATTAGTGAACTGCTAATGTCACTGGTAGTTCCTATTGAGGAAAACCAATCGAGTAGTTCAAAGAAACTGAATAACTCTTCATTATGTTTATTTTCATTAATAATCTCATATAGGGCCTCCGCTAATCTACCGCCATATAATCCTAGTGGCGATTTATTACTATTATCTGTTGCAACACCTCTCAAAATTGGAGTTGACGGTGAATATATTGCAAAGTTATCAAGATCATTCAAATCTTTATGTATTGAACTATCAACTTTTAATAGAGAACGGTAAGCTGATAATATACTGCTGTTATTGTTTAATGAGCCAGGTAGCCGTGTGCCAAAAATAGTGCTGCCATTATTTGATCGTCCAGCTAAAGTCTGCCCATCATTATTTTTTAAAGACTCAGCGTTGTAAGTGAATCCATCGACTGCATTTAGACTTAGTCTGTATGAAATATTTTCGAGCGTTCCCTCTAAAGTCAAAGTGTTACGACGGTGTTTATTTCGAAAAGAACTTCGAAAAATTTCATGTGAAGATAGTCGTGCCCCACGCCGAGATAATCTTTCATAATCAACCCCACCTTCAACCGAAGCTGACATCATTGCTATAGCTTCAAGAAGATTACTCTTACCAGCGCCGTTAGTACCAATGATAATATTTAGTCGTCCAAAATCAATTTCTTGATCCCATATTGATTTAAACCCATTGATTTTAATAGATTTTATTACTGACATATTCACTCTTCCTCCAACGTCCTTGTTGCTGGTTTAGTTCTATGAACTTTACTAATACTGAAACTATCAGGCAAAAATCTAGAAAGCTGTAATTCTAGATCTATCCCTTCATCAACGAGTCTACATTAAAAACTTAACGCGTACGCAAAAAATGATATAGCATGATAAAAGTTGCTATAAAGTTAGGCTGTTGCTGAGCCTGAAAACCGTGCTGGTACAGATTTTTTCACCTCATAGCGCAACTAGATGCAGATTATTTCTATTTTCGCTTATCCATAGAGCAGTGCGCTTTACTCGTTAAACGTAATGTATAAACGCATCTAGCATCATCATAGATGTATGACTTTTTGTCGGCAGAATAATGGAGTCGACCCTCTACCGTTGCTGTTTGCTAGTTTTAAGCCCTTATGTGAACATAGTTAAATATCGAGCACACATTGAGTCAAACAAGCTAGGCGGCAGGCTGTTTTTAGCCTGTAAGAATAGGGTTTGATTCCCTAAATGCATCTCTACTACCCAACAATATATTTATCTAAGAGCCACGGTTGTGCGGCCTTTCTTCTTTGCGCCCATCCATACAGCTAACCACCTTATCTATTGACGCCATGGATGGGGCGCATCCTTTCACCTACACAGCACCGTCCGACAACCGGAGGTGAGGTTATGAAAAAAATGAGCACTCTATACAGCAGACTTTCATACGGCACTGGCACCGCACTGACGGGCTGTGGTGTCTCAGCCAAAGCATATGCCGGTGCAACCAAATCAGGAGCGTTTCTGTTGGCCGATAAAATTGCAGGAATGAGCCTGAGTGACTGGGCAATTATTGTTGGTATCGCCTGCACTGTTATTACTTGCGGGGTGAATTGGTACTACCGGCGCAAAGAAAGAGAGGACAGAATTAATGGCCTCCCTCAAAAGTAAACTTAGTGCAGCAGTTATTGCTCTGATAGTCGCTGGTGCATCGGCTCCGGTTATTCTCGACCAGTTTCTTGATGAGAAGGAAGGTAATCACCTTACGTCTTATCTCGATAGTACAAGGCCTCCTATCTGGACCATATGCCGTGGCGCTACGATGGTAGACGGCAATCCGGTAGTTCAGGGAATGAAGTTAACCACTGAGAAATGCACCCAGGTTAATGCTATTGAGCGTGATAAGGCGCTAGCCTGGGTAAATCGGAATATAAAAGTATCACTGACTGAACCGCAGAAAGCAGGTATAGCCAGTTTTTGCCCGTACAACATCGGTCCCGGTAAATGCTTCCCTTCAACTTTCTACAAGCGAATGAATGCTGGCGATACAAAAGGGGCGTGTGAGGCTATCCGTTGGTGGATTAAGGATGGCGGCAGAGATTGCCGTATTCGTTCAAATGGTTGCTACGGTCAGGTGTCTCGCCGCGATCAGGAATCGGCGTTAACCTGCTGGGGGATGGCACAATGAAGGCTTTTCCAATAATTCTTGGGTTATTCGTTATATGCCTGGCTGGTGGACTTATCTGGAGTGTTGGTCATAACAATTCTTTATTACAAACGGCTCAGGGCGAGGTTTATAGCCAGCGTGGAGTAATAGCTAGTCAGGCGTTTAACTTTAACCGCTTCAATCAGGTTTCCGATTTTACTAGTCGGAATAATTCTCTCATTGGCGCTAAAACTGAAAAAACGGTTATTGAATACCGGGAGATACTCCGCCGTGAAAAAAACTGCAATTTGCTTGTTCCTGCTGATATCTCTGACGGGTTGCTCGAATACACGAACCGTTTACGTGCCAGCGCAATGCATACCGATACCAGCGGAATTGTTGAAGCCGATAATAGTACCGTTACCGCCAAGCGATTGACGTACTGCCAAACTGTTCCTTGGGTTAGGTTGCTGCTGGCAGAAACTGAAAAGGTGAATAATCAATTATCTAGCATCCGAGAAATTGAAAACAGTAGGGTTACCCCACCCTAATGCTAAGAGCATTTATGAATGAATGTATAGGCATGAAAGGAGCAAGTGATTTGTTTATTGCAATAGTTGACACACATCAATAATCTCAACGTGTCATTAATTTTTTGCTCTCGTCATAAATTTAAAAACAATATATTGATTATGACTATTTAAAGTGCTTTACTCTAACTACTACTCGTCAAAAGGAGATTGACTTCTTGTGGGCCTATCACAGTAATAATTAGTTCTGTAGAACAAAAGAATAAATCTCTTTGATATGAAATGCTTGAGAGTAGTATCGAGTTTTTAAATTTTATTTTTATAAAGAGTGAGGACATTGGATGTCAAATTCTTATCGATACATAATTCTGGCGTATAATCGGAATAATAATCTCAGTAGAAATAAAGATGTTGTTTTATTTGCTAATTCATTTGATGGTTTTATTAATTTAATGTCTAAATCAATACTTGCCACTATAATAAATATTAATGTTATTGAAATCTATGATGCTGAAACTGGAGAGCTAAATGCTCTTTTCTGGCTGAGTATAAATAGAACGTGGGAAACGTGTGGTTCTTATTATCATTGATTAGGTTTGCAAATGAATTGGTTATTAAGTAATACCCCTATGAGATCTAATTAACTACTACTAACGGTTATTTTTCTGTTACCACCACAAAGGCCACCTTAGGGTGGCTTTTTATTTCCATAACAAAACCCATTATTGATAATAAGAATTGATATCATTTTAAAAGGTACTCCCGGAGAGGGCTCCTACCACGGGGCGGGTGGCTCCCGGGAAATGGCTAGCTTTTCGAATGTAAGTTGCTCATTACTGATATTAAAAGAATTTTCATAAAATTGTTATGAAGTGATTTGGTCACCTAATCTCTTCACTTCTTTTAGCATTCTTATAGTTTCATTAATAGATTCAGTGTTAAATCCATTTTCTTGGATGTAAGAACCAGGTCTGAAATCAAAAGAGATTGATTGCAAGAATTGATGGTAACGGATTACAAGCGGGGTTTTTTCAGGACCGAGTAAACCCACTTTATTAACATTGGCATTGTAGAAACGGGCATAGTTGTCAGGAATTATAATGCTTATTTTCATTGAATCACCATTGATTATATCTGGGTGGTTGGCATAGTTTTGAAACGCCTCCAAATACCCGCGCACACTAATAATTGTTTGTAAAGCATTTATTTCAGCGATAAATCCAGCAGCTAAAGACTGTTTTTCAATATTATGATTGTCTTTGCTTATTCGATGGGTAACCCAACCTGATATGCCAGCACCAATTAAAGCACCTGTAAGGCCAGCACTTGCAGCAATAATCTGATTGATTGTAGTGATATCCATAAACCCTCCATTTTTTCACAGAATATCGGAGAGCTATTATTTATGCCATTGATAACTGTAAAAATTACGTGGTTTATAAAAAGGTATTACGATTTGCATCTGTGATGATAGTGATTACTAATGTTATGGGTCCTTTCCGGGACTCTGACTCATTACGGGGCGGCGACCTCGCGGTTTCTCGCTATTTATGAAAATTTTCAGGTTTTTGCCGTTTCCGTTCTTCTTCTCCGTAACTTGTTGTTTTTAAAATAGTGACCTCATAAAAAGAAAGGAAACGGCAGGCCATTTCACTGGGCAGATAACCGCCTATTGTTTCCTTTCTCTATTTTTGCGCATGGAGTGAGCTATGGAGGTTAACAAAAAGCAGCTTTCTGAGATTTTCGGCGTCAGCATACGAACGATCCAGAACTGGCAGGATCAGGGAATGCCTATATTACGGGGTGGCGGTAAAGGTAATGAAGTTCTTTATGAAACTGCCGAAACGATAGGATGGTGTTCAGATCGTGATGCCACTATCGAGAATGAAAAATTACGGAAAGAGGTTGATGAGCTCAAGAGTATTAGCGAATCAGACCTTCAGCCAGGCACCATCGACTACGAGCGTCACCGGCTTACAAAAGCCCAAGCCGATGCACAGGAACTGAAAAATGCTAAAGATACCGCTGAAGTGGTTGAGACCGCATTCTGCACGTTCGTGCTGTCGCGGATAGCCGGAGAAATTGCCAGTATTCTCGATGGGGTTCCTCTGTCGGTTCAGCGGCGCTTTCCTGAGCTGGAAAACCGACATATTGATTTCCTGAAGAAGGACATCATCAAAGCCATGAACAAAGCAGGTTAATGGACTTCAACATTCTGCTCGATCAGGGCTTCGCTCGCTGTATCGTCCTGAACCGCAAACGGCTGTTGAATGGGCCGACAATCATTATTATCTACCTAAAGAGTCGTCCTATCAGGAAGGGCGCTGGGTTACCCTGCCTTTTCAATGCGCGATAATGAATACGATGGGTAATGATTTTATCCGTGAGGTGAACGTTGTTAAATCAGCCCGCGTTGGCTATTCCAAAATGTTACTTGGCGTGTATGCGTACTTTATTGAGCACAAACAGCGTAACTCCTTAATCTGGCTACCTACAGACAGCGACGCTGAGAACTTTATGAAGTCTCACGTAGAGCCGACTATCCGTGATGTTCCCTCTCTGCTTTCCCTAGCTCCGTGGTATGGCAAAAAAAACCGGGATAACACGCTCAGTATGAAGCGTTTTTCTAATGGTCGCGGTTTCTGGTGTCTGGGTGGAAAGGCGGCAAAAAACTATCGTGAAAAATCAGTGGATGTTGCCGGATATGATGAGTTAGCCGCATTCGATGATGACATTGAGAAAGAGGGCTCGCCTACATTTTTGGGTGATAAACGTATTGAAGGTTCTGTCTGGCCCAAATCAATTCGCGGATCAACACCAAAACTAAAGGGTACCTGCCAGATAGAACGCGCTGCCAAAGAGTCAGAGCATTTTATGCGATTTTATGTTCGCTGCCCGCATTGTGGAGAAGAGCAGTATCTGAAGTTTGGCGACAAGGAAACGGCATTCGGTTTTAAGTGGAATCCCGGAGAGCCATCCAGTGTTTATTACCTTTGTGAGCATAGCGCCTGTGTTATTAAGCAGCACGAATTGGATTTTACTGATGCTCGCTATATTTGCGACGTGACCGGAATATGGACGCGGGACGGGTTAACGTGGTTTTCGTCAAAAGGTACAGAAATAGACCCACCTGACAGCGTTACTTTTCATATCTGGACCGCATACAGCCCGTTTACAACCTGGGTGCAGATTGTAAAAGACTGGATAAAAACCAAAGGAGATATTGGTAAACGTAAAACCTTCACCAATACAACGCTCGGTGAAACATGGGAGCCCAAGATTGGTGAGCGGCCTGATGCTGATGTTATGGCTGAACGCATAGAACACTTTGCCTCTGCCGTTCCCGACCGAGTGGCTTATCTCACGGCAGGAATTGACTCACAGCTGGACCGTTATGAAATGCGTGTCTGGGGTTGGGGACCTAGTGAAGAAAGTTGGTTAATTGATCGCGTAATCATTATGGGCCGCCATGATGATGAATCCACGCTTTTAAGGGTGGACGAAGCTATCGGGAAAACCTATTCACGGTCAAATAGTGTTGAAATGTCGATATCCCGCATTTGTTGGGATATTGGCGGCATAGACCCGACCATTGTTTATGACCGTTCCAAAAAGCTCGGTTTATTTCGAATTATCCCCATTAAAGGCGCTTCGGTATACGGAAAGCCAGTCGCCAATATGCCCCGTAAACGCAACAAAAATGGCGTGTATCTGACAGAAATCGGAACGGATACGGCAAAAGAGCAAATCTATAACCGTTTCACCCTTATTCCTCGTGCGGAGGAACCTCTTGCTGGTGCCGTTCACTTTCCAAACAACCCGGAAATTTATGACCTCGCTGAAGCTCAGCAACTGACGGCGGAAGAGCAGGTCGAAAAATGGGTGGATGGTCAGAAAAAGATTGTCTGGGACAGTAAAAAAAGGCGTAACGAGGCTCTTGACTGCTTTGTTTATGCACTGGCTGCTCTGAGGATCAGTATCTCACGCTGGCAACTTAATCTTGATGTTCTTCTGGCAAGCCTGCTGGAGGAAGAACATACACGTAAAAACACAAAAACTCTGGCGGACTACGCCCGGGAATTAGCCGGAGAAGAATAATGGCGACGCTGTCTGAACTCGATGCTGCCCGCGATGCATTACATGACCTGATGTTGGGAAAGCGGGTCGCTACAGTACAAAAAGACGGTCGTAAAGTAGAGTTTACTGCCACTTCCGTTGCTGAACTGAAAAAATACATTGCTGAACTTGAAGTTCAAGTTGGCTCCTCAACACGACGCCGGGGACCGGCAGGATTCTACACATGAAAACACCTGCATTATTAGGGCCGGATGGAAAAACGGGTCTGCGTGAGTATGCCGGATATCATGGCGGAGCGGGTGGCTTTGGTGGTCAATTGCGCGCGTGGAATCCTCCCAGCGAAGGTGCTGATGCTGCACTGCTCCCTAACTTTTCTCGTGGCAATGCCCGCGCGGATGATCTTGTACGCAACAATGGCTATGCAGCAAATGCTATTCAGCTTCACCAGGATCATATTGTTGGCTCATTTTTCCGCTTGAGTCACCGACCCAGCTGGCGATTTCTGGGAATTAGTGAAGAAGAGGCGCGAGCATTTTCACGAGAGGTAGAGGCTGCCTGGAAAGAGTTCGCAGAGGATGACTGCTGCTGTATTGATACTGAACGCAAGCGCACATTCACGATGATGATCCGTGAAGGTGTTGCTACTCACGCGTTTAATGGCGAGCTGTGTGTTCAACCAACATGGGATAGCAGCGCATCGCGGCTTTTCCGAACCCAGTTTAAGATTGTAAGCCCCAAGCGGGTCAGTAATCCCAATAATACGGGAGATTCCCGTAATTGCCGCGCTGGCGTACAGATTAACAACAGTGGTGCTGCCCTGGGCTATTACGTTAGTGAGGATAGTTATCCGGGATGGTCATCCCAGAAATGGACTTATATACCGCGTGAGTTACCAGGGGGAAGGCCTTCTTTTATTCATATATTTGAACCCACTGAAGACGGTCAAACTCGTGGCGCGAACGTGTTCTACAGTGTAATGGAGCAAATGAAAATGCTCGATACACTGCAAAATACACAACTCCAGAGCGCCATTGTCAAAGCGATGTATGCAGCCACC